TTAAATACCCCAACAGATTTACCCATGTAAGGAAAAAGGGGAGTACTTTCTAGAAATTGTGCTTTATTTAGATATTTAGAGAGATTCAAACTACCGGGTGCCCATGTATACTTCGAACATTTTTCATACTTCCAAGAACTTGAATATAATATTTTATCGCCATGGTCATCACTGAACATTGTGTGAGCCATTTGTAATTGTTTCTGATTGTTAATACAGGCTACTCTTTGACCGACTGACTTTGCTTTGTTGATCGCGGGGAGAAGGAGCGCAACTAAGAGCGCGATAATGCCTATAACAACCAAGAGCTCCACTAGGGTAAAGCCCTTTCTAAAAGACTTTAGTTTCCGCATGATAGCTCAATTAAATTATCACCAAAGAAACCTTTCGTAAATTCCGTAACACTTTCTTCTTTAAAGTCTTTACATGTATATATGTCTATCGAAAAGAAGGGAGGAGTCCTAGTCCCCCAAGAATAAATATGTATTCCAGACTCTTTCCAGTGCATGTAGGCGCACCAACCATATTTTTCGTCATAGCTGCATATAGGAGCAGATACTGCGGTCATTTTTAATATGTCAGTAACTTCCCTGCAGTAACCGACCATGTCTAATGGAGCGAAAGGACGTTTAAGCGTTCCTTCCACGATCATTCTTTTTCTAAAAATATCTGGAGCTAAATCTTTCATTTTTTACTAATAGGGGTTCCAAGTCGGGTGACTACCCCAACTATCATTCCAATACCAACCCCACGAAGCATACACCTTACCACCTATAGTGCGGTGATTCCCGTCTCTATTGTATCTACCTATACCTCCCATGACGCCATACCATTTGTGAGCATTAGGAGCGGCAACAACAGCCCTAGCCCTAAGCCAAGCTAGATCTCGATTATTGGGGCTTACTATTTTATCCTGATTGGTTGTCGGGTCCATTGCGTCAGATGATATATTTATAGTGTCTTGCTCAAGCCATCTTTTGAATTCTACATGAGCATCCACAAAAGAAACGACAGAGCCGTTATTGTGATAAACCCCGGGCCAGTCTTGAGAGAAAAAACTCTCACCATTTTTAAGTGTTGGCGCTACTCTAAAGTTTCCAGCGTTAATAGATTGAGGCGGCATTTCAATAAAGGTAAACAATTGACTAGGGTTGTTTACATCATCATATTCATGATGAACTTTGTATTGATTGTCCGTCAGCCAAGGCCACCCAGACCAACCACCGACAAAAAGGTTTACGCTGTAAGAGCGAGGCCTAAGTACTGTTTTGGGCTTAAGCGTATTAGAAATTAGTCCGGGAATTAGTACTGTTGATCTATCTCCGGGACAATGATATATACCCATGCCAGCATAGGGCTTTAAAGGAGAAAAGAATAGAGGCCTGTCGCTTTGTCCCCAGACACCGTTACCACTCATACTGTCGGCAACCCACGCCCACATACCAGTAGGCTCACCAGCCCAAGCTGAGGCGTAAGGAAACCTATTTTCGTGGTCTCCAGCGAATTCTGCATAAGCAAGGTTAAGTTGGCGTTGGTTGCTTATACATGCGGCCTGCCATCCCGTTTGTTTGGCTGAACCCAGCGCAGGAAGAAGAAGAGCTGCTAAGATCGCAATAATGGCTACAACAACCAACAGCTCAATTAAAGTGAACCCTATGGTTGCTTTTTTCAAAGCCACGGTCAGGGTTTTTATACGCATAAAAATCCATATACGTATTACACCATCTTTATAATATAGTTACTCTTTTCTCCAGCCGTCCTTATAAAGGATTCTGGCTAAAGTACTTGAGAATTTTCTGACCTCTGTCTCTGTCTTATCGAACCAAAACGCATGAGCAATTTCTTCGATAGTGACAGAGAGCTTTCTCCTAGGAGAGAGCCCCGGTCTAATCATAATTTTAGGGTTTCTGTATTCCGGACTCCAACACAAACCATCGGCATCGTCATAAGGAGGGTTCTTCCATAAAAGGGTATATTCCTTATTGGAGGCCGTTTTGAATTTTATTTTTTCTGGCATATGTTAACCGATCTATCATATATTACACCATAATCGGAGCCATCATTCAAATCCTTAGTAACCTTAGCAATATCAAGCTTTTTTGTTTTTTCTTGGTATTTATTATGTCAATGTGTATATAATCATAGTATATGAAGACTTACTGTCAGTCTTGTGGGGGCCAAATCACTTATAAACCTAGTGAAAAGCCCGCTTTCTGTTCTTCGTGCGGAGCCAGCACCGACAAAAAGAAAACAAAAAAAGCGGAAAAGAAGATGTGGGCAGAGGAAGAGCTCGAAGAATTAGAATACAATGGCGAAGACGACGATTTATATGTTCCAGATAATATAAGTCAACTAGATGTCGTTATAGAAGGAGACTGGAAGCAAAGAGGCGAAACGTTAGGATCAATTGTCCCTCCGCCTGAACCCGAGAATGAATAGCGAAAACAACGGAAGCAATAGAACCTTTGAAGATTGCATCTGTGAGATAAACGAAGAGATAAAAAAAAGAAAATCCAAATGGAAGTTAACTTCTATTTCTTGGATGGATTTTGATGATATCTCTCAGGTTTTAAGACTGCATATATACAAAAAGTGGGATATGTATGACCCGGATAAGCCCTTGGCTCCTTGGCTTAATAGAATTATTACAAACCAAATTAAGAATCTAGTAAGGAACAATTACGGAAATTACGCGAAACCTTGTCTCAAATGCGCCGCTGCGGAAGGTGATGACCTATGCGTCATATACGATAAACAAGGATCAGTATGCCCTTTGTATTCCAACTGGGAGAAAAACAAAAAATCGGCGCATGACATAAAAGTACCTATTCCTTTGGACAACCATGACCACCTGCTTAGAAGTCCAGTAGGAGATAATTTCGATTTTGAAAATTCTATAAGGAAACTTAACAATGTTTTGCCAAGGTTTTTAAAGCCCCTTGAATGGAAGGTCTATAAACATCTTTTTATAGATAACTTATCCGAAGAAGAGGTAGCCAAACTGATGGGCTATAAAACCTCCGAAAAGAACAGAAGCCCCGGATACAAACAAATCAAAAACATTAAAAAGTCTATCATAACAAAAGTTAAAAAAATCATATCCGAAGATAAAGCAGACATCGTATGATGGAAGAGATTTCCCTAACCCCAAAGCAAGAGCAGGCTATTCTAGACATGTGGAACAATAGCCCGAAAGACAACCCTCCACCACTTCTTGAGTTGATACAAAAAGCAGCCGGATTCGAAGGCAAAGACGGAAGAAGTAAAGAAGGGAAGGCCGTTAAAAAGTTTCTAGCCTCGAGAAAGATAAAGGCTAGAGGAGCGCATGAATACCGAGCCAAAGACGAGATAGTTTGGGCTAAAGAGGAGAAGGAGTTCATGCTGAATAACGCCCAAACAATGACGCCCCGAGAGATGGCTCAATACCTCAAGAAGGACGACACCATAACCGTACTTAGTAAAGAAACGAGAGCGGTAAGAGACTTTTTAGCTTCTGAGGGTATAGAGACCCTAGGTAGCGTAAACCCAATAACCGAACATATAGGGGCAGAGGCGGATACTGAAACTTATAAGCCCCCTAAGTCCCAAGACAGGGCGATAGCCAGAGTTAACAAATATGTCAATGACATAATAGATAGAGATAAGATAACTTCCACGATAAAGAAGAACATAGAAACTTTGATTAACTATCTTTCTACTTATAGATTTAGCCATCAAATAAACACTTACAGGAGCACGACAGACAGGGAGTTATACGAAAGCAGCTTCATAAGATATACTTGGAATAAGTCTGACCTGACGCAAGAAGAGGTTGACCAATATATTGTCTTATCTCAGGAGGTAGTTATTTCTGCGAACATACAAAGAAGAGTGGAAAGGTTGTCTCAACTGTTAGACGAAGCTTCTGACGACAACGAAGGTAGAAGGATATCCATGAGTTTAGTTGAAGCTATAAACACAGCGCAAACAGAATACAACCAATGCGTATCCCGTCAACAAAAGCTACTAGAGAGCCTAAAGGAAAAAAGAAGCTACAGGCTTAGCAAGCAAATCAAAGAAAACGCAAGCATACTTAATTTAGTTCAAATGTGGAAACAAGAAGAAAGCAGAAAAAAATTAATAAAGCTTGCCGAATTCAAGAAGAAAGCAGCCAAAGAAGAAGTTGAAAAATTGACTTCGATGGATGAAATTAAAGCTAGGATAATGGGTCTAACAGAGGAAGAGGCTATTAATGGTTAAGTGCGAAGCATGTGAAAAAGAATTCGAATCCGAGCGACAACTTCATGGGCACCTAAAGGCTCATGACTTGAGGATGGCGAGTTACTATCAGAAGTATTTTCCTCGTAAGGATTGGTACAACGGGGAGATTATAAAATTTAAGTCAAAAGAGTACTATTTCGATAACGATTTCAATTCTAGAGGAAACATGCAAAGATGGCTCAAGTCAAAGCCGCTTACCGAAGCTCAAGAATACTGTAAAAGCGTTATAAGAAAAAGAATAGAAAAAAAGAAGCTCGAGTATACGCCTTCGCAAGTAGAGCTCAGGACAATTATGAGCCCTCCTCTACAATACTACCAAGTTGTTTTAGGGGACTATTACAAGACATGTAAAGAGTTAGGCCTGAAGAACAAGTTCTCTTCGATCGCGGGTACCTCCAACTTCAACCCAGTAATAAAAAAGAAGATAAAAATACGTACGGATTCAAGAGAGCAAACCCCGTTAAGCCTTGACCACCCAATAGAAGTCAAGGGACTAAAGTTCGGAGATTACACGTTAGACAATCCAGAGCTATGTTGCCATTGTTACATAGAAAGAAAATCGATAAGGGACTTTGTGGGAACATTTAGCGGAGGATTTGAAAGGTTCAAAAAAGAAGCCCAAAGGGCAGAAGACTCAGGGGCATATTTAATTGTGCTAATAGAGAGGAAGCTAAACGAATGCATGATTTTTAACAAGCTCCCATATGTTTCCAGAAAAGTAAAAGTCACCCCAGAGTTTCTTTTTAGAAATGTAAGAGACCTGATACAAGAGTTTCCCGAAGTACAATTTCTTTTTGTAGACGGCAGAAGAGAAGCCTCAAGAGTAACAAAGAAAATACTTTTCGATACCAATTGTTCTTCTAGGGATTTCGACCTTCAGCTAGCATACGATTTGAAAATATTATGACATGTGGTACTCTCCTAAAAAATATCATAACCCAGAAGCCAAAAACGTACTCGACGAATTAAAGAAGCTAAAGGGAGAGCTAGAAGACAGAGAGGCCAAAATTTCTTTAGCCAAGTTTCTTAGAAACAACTTAGCCCTTACTGTCGAATTAATATCAGGTATAAAGCTTGCCCCCTATCAAGAAGTGACCTTAAGAGGGTTATTCAATAGGAACTTTTCCATGTGCGTGTGGGGCCGAGGATGCGGAAAAACTTTTATAGCGGCGGTTTATTGTTTTTTGCAATGCGTGTTCGAGCCAGAGACTAAGATACTAATAGCTGGCCCCACCTTCCGTACCGCAAGGTTCATATTCACGAACATAGAGAAGTTTGTAGAGGGTCAAGGCGCTGAACTATTAGCGCAAGCGTTTGGACACAAGGCTAAAAGAAACGACGCTTACGAATGGCAAATTAATGGAGGGAGCATAACAGCGATCCCTTTGAGTGGAGAAAAGATACGTGGATTCCGCGCTAACGTTTTAGTGCTTGACGAGTATCTTCTTTTACCAGAAGACACAATCAAAACTGTATTAATGCCGTTTCTTGTAGCTCCCCAGAACATGAAAGAGAGGTTGGAGATAAGGCAGCAAGAAAACGAGTTAATAAAAAAAGGAATAATGAAAGAAGAGGATCGATTCGTTTTCGAAAACAAAACCAGAATGATAGCCTTATCCTCAGCATCTTATACTTTTGAAAACTTATATAGGACATATAAAGACTGGATAGAAAAGATAAAATCAGAAGATAAAGTGGGCGACGCGACATATTTCATTTCCCAAATGGGGTACGAAGCCTTACCGGAAGAGATGATAGACCGCACGATTATTGAGGAGGCTAAATCCGGTGGGGAGTCCCACTCCTCTTTCCAAAGGGAATATTGCGCTCAATTTACGGACGGAAGCGATAGTTACTTTAGCGCAAAAAAAATGCACGAATGCACTGTCCCGGATGGACTAACCCCGACGATTAGGGTCTCGGGGAAAACTGGCTCTAAGTACGTGTTGGGAATCGACCCTAGTTTCAGCAATAGTCCTTCATCTGATTATTTCGCAATGTCGCTTCTGGAAGTAGACGAAGAAACAGACCAAGGAACCCTTGTCCATAGCTATGCTGTAGCAGGAGGGGACTTAAAAGACCATATAAGATATTTGTACTATTTGGTTACGTCTTTTAATATCGTTATGATCTGCATTGACAACGCGGGGTATCAATTTATAGACAGTTGCAACGAGTCAGAGCTTTTCGAAAGAGTGAAGAACATTGGGTTTATTGATTTCGAATCCGATAAAGAAGGCCTAGACTACGACGCGCAGGTACGGCAAGCTAGAAGAAAATACAACTTAGAAGATAAGAAGATATGCTTTAAGCAAAATTTTTCTACGAACTTTATAAGGAAAGCCAACGAACAACTGCAGGCAGATATAGACCACAAAAGAATTTGGTTCGGTTCTAGGGCCACCGCTAACGGTTCAATATTCGACAGTATGGTTGGAGAAAAAGTCCCAGTAAAAATGACTGGTCACGATACCCTTCTAGACCTAATTGAGTTCCAAGATAGCTGGACTTACGAAACAAAAAAGCAGTGCGCGTTGGTAGAAGTTAAGTCGACGGCGAAAGGAAGCCAAACCTTCGACCTTCCAATGCACTTAAAAAGGAGCTCGTCAGCGCAAAGAGCAAGAAAAGATAACTATACCACGTTAATGTTAGCTAACTGGGGACTCAAAAGCTATAATGACATAATGAAACATAAAGAAGAAGACGTTGCTACTTTCGTTCCCAGACTAATATAATGCAAAGGCTACTTTTTATAACCCCTCATTTGTCCACTGGGGGATTGCCGCAGTTCCTAGTGAAACAATTAGAGGTTCTCCAAGGAAAGTATGACCTGTACGTTATCATGTACAACGACATTGGGGGGGAGCAATATGCGGTACAGAAAAATAGAGCCAAAAAGCTTCTAAAAGAAGAGAGATATTTCATGCTTCAAAACGATAAGCAGGAGATCCTCAACATGATTATCAAAATAGATCCTGACATAATCCATATGGAAGAATTTCCGGAGCTATTTATGGACGATACCGTAACCAAAAGAATCTACGACAAGAAGAGAAAGTATAAAATAGTCGAGACCTCCCATGATTCAGGCTATAGCCAAAAAATAGACGACAAAACAGAAAACAGAAGGTTTCTGCCAGATGGATTCGCCTTCATTAGCGACTTTCACCCAAGGATATATAAGAGCTGGGGGATCCCTTACGAGATAACAGAATACCCAATAGAAAAAAAAGGACGACCAAATAGAAAAGTCGCGTTAGAAAAACTTGGGCTTGACCCATCCTATAAGCATGTACTAAACGTAGGACTGTTCACTTCCAGAAAAAACCAAGCTGAAATTTTTGAGATAGCCAAGAAATTAAAAGACTGCAAAATCAAGTTTCATTTTGTGGGGAATCAAGCGGTAAATTTCGAAAACTATTGGAAACCATTGCTAGACAATAAACCAGACAATTGCGTTGTATGGGGAGAGAGAAGCGATGTGGATGATTTTTATTCCAGTATGGATGCTTTTTATT